AGAGCAATCCAATAAGAAAGATTAAAGTTCTTGTTAGTGAACTGAGAAAGAAGTTTGCTAGAAATTACAACATCATAAGATGTATTAATAATCTTAGAGATATTCTCAACCTTAAAGTTCATAGAAAATACCTTATCAGTTTCTCCCACAACAATTGCAAATTCGTTAGATGTATCGTTTTTTTTATCACGAACAACAAGTTTAACAACACCATTCTCACCAACTGCAGACAAATCTGGAAGTTGATACACTGCTGCTGCTTTTACTAGTTTTTCTAGTGAGGCACCATCAATTTGAAAACAAACATCCTTAGAGGGAAGTTCAATCTGCTTGTCTGGGGGAGAAACGATGACATTGGGATCAGCATAGAAATACTTGACCCGACGCTTTCCTTCTTTAATACTGATGTGAGAATCTGAACCAAAATCAAGATCAGGATCTTGGTGAAGACTCAGACCATTAAGGAACTGGTTCAAGTCATAAATTGCAATATCACGAGGAAACTCTTCACCAATATCTGCTTCTGCCAGAATATTCTTGGCAATAGAAATTGTGCGAAGTTTAGTCCCACTCTTTACGAGAATAGAATTGTTGATACCTGCAAAGTTTTTAAGAAGAGTGAGAGTGTTATCAGAAAGTTTCATAGTTTTGGATCGTAGTTTCATTGTCACTGAGGATAAGTTTCGCGCTTAGCATTCTTATCATTAAAGTGCATTAGAAGAACAGCATAGTGCAAAATCTTCATAATGTCACGTCGGGCAGTACCTTTCTTATCATAACGAGAGGCATACTTGAGGATATTGCTACGGCAAAATGCTTCACCGTCACCACATGCCTCAATCAGATCAAGTGTCTGAATTTTATCATCACCAGCAGAGTAGTGCTGATTGTATGTGCCAGCAATATAATCGTTGAGTTCTTTGAGAATTGTATCCTCACTGTACTTGTATTTGCGATTTTCAGTCATCGAAATTTCGAAAGTGTTTTCATTCATTTTTAGTTCATCGTAAAGTAAAGACCAGGAATTAACCATAGCAGAAAAGGAAATCATTTACAAGTGATTCTGCTTTTTCTTTTCCAAACTTGCTGGAAAGATATCCACTTACAGGATCCAGTCGTTTCATATATTTGTCAAAATCTCCGTAAGTAGAATGAACAGCAAACCCACTCGGTTTCTTTGATTCTAACATTTTTTTGTATGCTTGTAAATAGGCAATAAAGTCATCAAGGTAATCATTGACTTGATCCATCATATCTGGACTTGATGATGTATTTGCTATTATAGAGTTTGGCGGAAAGGGAGGTATTGTTTTCCTCCCAGTCTGCCCAATCTCCAATGTTTTCTAGATCAGGAAAGGTCTCCCACAGTATTTTCTTGTACTGGTTCCACAGGGAGTTGGAAATCTGCATCAACTTTGTCATAGAGTTCAAGGAATGCTTGTTTGGTTTCATCATCAAATCGGTTCACACACACTTGAATTGCCTTTGCCTTATCTTCAAAGATATTGTAAGCATTGACAATGTGAACCAGGCGGCGAGTGCTGATGATTTCTTCAATGCCACCATCATAGAAGGTCTTACGGATAATGTCTGCCCAATCAACTAGTTTAGTCACAAACTGATCATCATCACAAAGTTTAGAAAGAATCTTTGCTTCAGTAGAAGGAGTTGGATATGCTTGCTCAAAGGTTACTGGGAATCGCTCAAGGAATGCTTCGTTCAAAACATTGGTGCCGATAAATCGACCGTCGTCAGAACCCTTACCCTTAGTGTTGGCAGTAGCAAAGATTTGGAATCCCTCAGCAGGAGCAATATACTTACCAATCTTTTTCAAAAAGAGTCCCTTTCCTTCGAGCACAGATTGTAGACAAAGGATTTTGTTGGATGCAAGGTCAATCTCATCAAGGAGCAATACTGCACCTCGTTGAAGTGCTTCAATGACTGGGCCATTGTGCCAGACGGTTTCTCCATTAACAAGACGAAACCCACCAATAAGATCATCTTCATCTGTTTCAATAGTAATGTTTACACGGATGAGTTCTCTTCCGAGTTGAGCACACGCTTGCTCAACAGAGAACGTTTTACCGTTGCCCGAAAGACCCGTGATGAACGTAGGATAAAATAGACGGGACTTAATAATTTTTTTAAGGTCACCAAAATTGCCAAACTGGACGAAGGTATCATCTTTCTCAGGAATAAGGTTTTGCTCAACCGCAGGTATTGCTGCAGGAGCAGTATAAGACACTTCCAATTCTTGAACTGCCTCCTTTGTTACTTCAAGATTCCACTTTCCATGACCAACTTTATATTCAGCAAGTTTGTTGGTTACGGTTTGATAGGAAACATCATTCATGGCACACCAGGCACGGATGTCTCCAGATGCAACTTGATTTCCATAGGTGGACTGGAGAGAGGTGCGGATGTAGTCGGAGGAATAGGACATGATGTAGTGGTGTCATTTGAACTCTCATATTATACACACAAAAAAGGGCACCGACAGGTGCCCAGTGGACAGTTTAGAAAGTGGACTCACCAAAGAGGTTCATCTCTAGTCCTCCTGATCGTCGGTTAATAGATAGTTTTCTAATTCGGAAACGAGTCTGGTTCTACTATGGCGTAGATCTAATTCAATACCAACAGTTCTACCATATTCTTCCAATTCACGTTTTGACATGTCATGAAATGATACATCAGACTCATATGGAAAAAGTTCGACAGATTCTTCTTCAACTTCCTCCTCAGACTCTTCTCCTACTACTTCCTCAACCACAGGTTCAACCACAGGTTCAGGAGCAGGAGCAGGTACTGGGGTAGAGGCAGGCGCTGTTGTTTTTTTACCCGACAACAAATCTCCAAATCTAGACATCGAATTTTACCCAAATCTATATTCTTATTTATCAAACGACGAGTTCAATAAACTCACTAAGAACCTTTTTGTTCATTTTTTTACCACGAAGACTCTTCACAAATGCAGTCTTAATCTGCGTTTTAGTTGCATCATCAGAAACAGTAAACTCAGAATTTTGAGAAAGTGCATTTGCCGAAAGACCAAAATAGGTGTGATAACCAGAAGTCTTGATAGAGAATGCTTTTGTTTTTTTCCATGCCCCTACCATCTTGTCATATTGATCACCCCAATATCCAGTATAACGACGAATGAATGAATTTGCATCACGAGATTCAAGAACACGAATACCAATAAAGTTGATGTCTTTAAATGTTTGCTTGAGATCTTCAAGAAGCAAATCTGTGAATGAATACCACTCTGGAGAGATTGAATATGTATGTCCAGTTTTACGATTTCTGAGAATGCAATTGGATCCAATTGATGCCGTGCCCAGAAATGGTTCATCTTCCCAACGACGCTTAACTTCACGATGATATTTCAAAATTGCACCTTCACCATCAGAAAGAACAATACATTGTACCTTTTGAAGTTTGTGTTCTTTCTTAAAACTGGGAAGAATCTGATGTAATGCAATCATAGATTCATTCAGTGGAGTTCCAGAGAGACTCATTCCTGTAGGAACTGGTGTTCCTCCATACATTTTAAATGATGATGCAATTCGAAAAATATTCTTCATCTGCTGCTCAAGAGTTTTTGCATTGACTTTACTAGTCAAAATATTGATCATAGAAAACCATTCATTAATGTGCAAAGAACCTGCTTTTTTCTTATATGCACCCTGACGAAGAATTGCTTTACCATCCTCATCATATTGCATGATCGGATAATCATTAGTAAAAGTATAAACATCAAAAGGAATATTGACCTTTCTACAGAACCAAATCAAATTGTAAAGTTGCTTGACAGTATCCAACATTACATTCGCCATTGACCCAGACCAATCAAGAACAAATACCAAACCATGATTCTTACCATCGGCAAGGGTAGTGACTTTTTTGAAAAGGTCTTCATTATACTTGTAAGTGTGAAGTTTGGAGCAGTCCAGAACTCCTGTGCGGGCAGTAGTGGCACGAGCATAGGAGTCTGCTGCCTTACGGCACTCAAACTCTTTTACCAGATAATTTACCTCTTTCTGAGCAGATCGCTTAAAATCAATATACATCCTATCAGCATAACCAAAAATAGATTCTGGTGTGCATCCACTTTCAATGAACTCATTCCATTCACGCTCACAACGATCATGAATCTCCCGATTAGGAACAACAATGTTCTTCAAGTCTAGTTCAGGAATTTCAAGATACACACTCTCAAAACTCTGTTGATCAACAAGATCTTTTAAAGCATCTTCAAGAGATTTTGCAGTTTTAACTTCCAAATCACCACCACCAGATTCGTTTGATGGTTTTTCTTGCTCTGCAGTGCCACCATGAGATTCGCCATCTTCAGGTTCTTCAGAATCAAACTCACCCTCTTGTGATTCTTGATTATCACCACTCATGTTTCCACCAGGTTGTGGTTGACCATTGGGTGCCACATTGGGAAGTTCTTCTTTCTGCTTCTCTTGCTCACGGCAGTATTCATCAACAACTTTAGATGCTTCAAGAACATCATCAAAGGTCTCACAATCTTGAACCATCTTAAGAATACCTTTCTCATAATCAGTGAAAGGGACATCTATAAAATTTCCAATCTTTGCAAACAGATTGATACGATCTGCAAGATTGTATGTGGACACATCGTCCTCACCGACTGCAAAGAAGTCCTCATCGGCAAGTTCATGATACCCGTTGTAGAAGGTCTTAGACAGACCTGCATAACGACGCTTCATCATCTTCTCAATGCGAACATCTTCCACGACATTCACAATGGCAGGTGAGATCTTGTGTTCTTTTAACCAATCTCTATCTGGTGTGTAGAGTGCATGACCAACCTCATGACCCACCAGAAGGTCATAGACATTGTTGCTTGCTCGCTCCCACATGGGTAGCGTCAGAACACGAGTGTGAACATTGAACTGTGCGGTGTCTACTTTCTTGTTCTCGACAATCAGGTCTTCGGTTGCCAGCAGTTTAGCGAGTTGGGACTTGATTTCGTGGCGAACGGTCATGGGTTTCTCTCGGATGAACCTAATATACAAAAAAAGAGGGTCTTGCGACCCCCCTAGTGTGCCAGTTTTAAAAATGGACTCAAACTCCAGGAAGAGTAGGCATAACCACTGGTCCTTTTGGTCGTTTTAATTTCTTTAGATTTTTGTCAATATCCCTCATATCTTGAGCCATGTTAGATTCTCTTCTCTGGTCATCAACAACACCGGCAGCTTTGATTCCAAGAGGTGTTAATTCTAAAAGAATACTCTGTTTCCAGTTCTCACTCATGTTAGTCATGATGGCGAGTGCAGATTCTTCAGTATCAGCATAACCTTCATCGATTAGGTGACCTTTGATGATATCAAAGGTATCTAAATCTTCTTTTACATTCTTCTCAATTCTTTCTTTTTGATCTTGTGCTGTAGGAGTTCTTCTTTCGGTTCTGTTGATCTTAACACCCATTCCTTCAAGACCACCTTGTGCTGCTCTGGTCACTTTATCCACGGCGCGTTGCAGACGATTTTCATCAATCATCTCACCTTCATGCTCAGCGTGCTCAGGGTGATGACCTTCTGTAATAATCTCCAATTCCTCTACAGATACATTCTCAACGATACCATGCTCAAACTGAACATCGTAGTGTGAAACGAAACCGTTCTCATCGGGAACAGCGTGTTGTCCAAAGATGCACTCACCTTCACCATACTGTTCATGACAGACCTTCTTAGCACAATTGTGCATTCCTTTGTCTTTCTTGTCTACACAATCACCTTTTTTTTCATAGATGGAAGCGTATGCCTCCATCATTCCTCGTACCTGTTTTGAATCCATGAGTCTATACTTTTTTTTAAATATTTAGCAATTTTGAGATTTATTTAGCACCATACGCTTTAGTTCCCTTATTATAGAGAACCTTATTAATCTCTTCTCTAGATGCACCTGCCTTTCTCATAGCAGCAACTCTTGCAAGTCTTCTATTTGCTTTTTCCCACTTTTCATTATCACTAAGAGTTTTATCTGCATTGATTTTATCAAGTTCAATCTGCCTTGCAGTTTTTGTTGTTTGTTGAGGTTTAGGTGGTTCAGTTGCCTTAGGAGTTTCAGTTGCCTTAGGAGTTTCAGTTGCCTTAGGAGTTTCAGTTGCCTTAGGAGTTTCAGTTGCCTTAGGAGTT